GTTAACTGTTCTAGAAATAGTAAAAATAAAATCAGCAATAAAGCACTTGTTAAAGGCTTCTGAAATAGATTCCATTGTAACTACCTCTGCATTTAAACCAGACCTATTGGTTTGAGAAGCCGTCCACACAGGGCACTCATGTGTCTGTGCGATAGCACGAAGGTCTTCATAAATAGTCTCTAGTTCGTGTCTTTTTTCCTTCCTAACTACAGAAGGTCGTAATAAATCTCCGTAGTCAACAATAATAAGATCTATATCGTATCCACGTTGCTTTAATCTTTCCAAATGATTCTTAATAGTTCCGGGCGATGCAGACTTTGTTGGGTACTCTTTAATGATCAAACTTGCGTCTAGACTTTTAATTTTTCCATAAATATGTTCTTTAAACATGTGAAGATCTTTTAGCTCCACCTTCGTGAGGCAACTGTCATATCTAGAAGCGATAGTGGTTGAGCATAATTCTAATGTATAGTGTACTACGTTTTTACCCTTTTTTATAGCCTGGGTTCCTAAATGTACAAGCGCCATTGATTTTCCTACTCCTGTCGGAGCAATCACAACACCTAATTCACCTTTACCTAACCCACCGTCGCATATGTCATCGATTCTCTTCCACCCCGTGGTCATCGGATCTCGTGGTTTTCGCACCCATCTCTCTTCAAAATCCTTAAGATAATCATACCCAAAATCATTGTCTAATCCTAGTTTGAGCGCTTCATTTATGATGTGCGCTATTTCATCAAAGGAAGATGTCTGCAGAAGCTTAACGCTTTGCAGCATAGCTTCTTTAAGCTTTTGCTTCTTACAAAAATCCAAAGATGTCTTTTTAATAAATTCCGCATCGTCGTTTGGAATCTCTGATTTGTAAATTCTGGTAAAGAAATCTCTTGTTTGCTTTTGAGTGACAGCAGTTTCATCTTCTAAATCTGACCTAAGAATTGTAGCTAAAGTTTTGTAAGAAGGGTGAGTTCCGAATTCTTCTTTGTAAGCAAGCACTTTATCAATGAACACTCTAAGAAATTTAAGTTCTAAAAACTCTACATCAAATATTTCTATCATCTGATCGCAAAAGGTACGATCAGTCAACATGTGTTGGCACAATTTCTCTTGAAAGTCTTTTCCGAACTTTGAAAAATTTGCCTTCTCGCTTGGTAACATTATCCCTCTGTTTAAGTTTGTGCTGGTACGCCCGCCTGGACTTGAACCAGGGACTTCCACCTTATAAGAGTGGCGCTCTAACCTACTGAACTACAGGCGCTTTGATAATAATATATTACCTTATTTTTTATCTGTTGTCAAGCAAAATCTTTTCATCGTTCTGAAAAGACCTGTCCAATCATAGACTCCGAACCCATCTTCATTCATCATACAAATAATTTCAGTTTTATTAAACTCGCACTTGAAGTTCTCAACAATGCTTTTGATTTTTTGTTTTCCTTGCACGGAAATAATTGGGCAGTACAACTGCATGATTTTATAGTTTTCCTTAATCGCATCTTCTCCTCCCAAAATATTTTTATAAATTTTTAAATCACTATCGACGTTGTCACACTTCTCTATTACCTGCCCAAGAGTACAATCTTCTTCTTCTTTAAAAAAAGGAAACCTCTTAGCTATCGTTTTTAGGCCGGCTCCTGGTACACCTTTAAGGTTATCGCTCTTGTCGCCGCAAATAGCCCTTGCAAGGGCGAAGTTGGTCGGATGAATGTCAAACCGCTCAAGAATGGTTTTCTTGCTTAAGACCTCTTTCTGTACAGGTCTGAATAAAACCGTCTCGTCGTCACACAATTGGAAAAAGTCTTTGTCACTACTCACAATAACTTTTTGAGAGCCTTTTAGAGACGGCAGCTGAGCTATGAAAGAAATAATATCATCGGCTTCAACTTCAGGAAGCACCAGCTGAATGACCGGCAATTCATTAAGATACTCAGCTAGTCTCGTCTGCTGCCAAATCTTATTTTCTAGTTCTTCATTCTCTGATAAATTTCTAATATCTCTGTTAAGTCTAATGGGTTTTCTGCCTTCCTTGTAGTTCTTATTAACAGCCTTCCGCTTACGAGACCCGCCCGGGCCATCCCAAGCAACAACGATACTGTCAGGTTTAGTCTCCCTGATTAGCTTCTGTAATATTTTTAAAAAGCCTTTCACTCCGCCAATCGGTTGCCCATTTGTAGACAAGCTAGGATCTACAATGTAAGACCTGAAATACATATTCAAAGCATCTATTATCAGTACTCTATTTTTCTTAGTTGCTGACATATTTGCTCCTAAATTTCTCCAGTATCTTGAAGGACTTTGATTTCTTTTTCTCGTCGATGACTCTTTTGACTGCCGGTAAACAACGTTCCCAAAAGTGCTCAAAATATTCTTCTGAAAGTTTGGCTAGTGTCGGAGTCCAAGAAAGCTTTATTGGAGTTTTGTTAACTAGAAGTGTTTCTTTTTCTTTCTCGTGAAAAACCAGCCCTTCAATTTCTTCCCTGACCAATTTAAAAGAAATGTTTGGAAACAATTCACGTAACTTTTCTAAAAATTTCTCTTCCATTTCTATACTTCTTGCGGTTCTTCTTCTATATCATAAAACTCTGCTGCGGAGCCTTCTCTTTTATCAAACTTAAGAATTACTTCTTCGTCCATTATCTCCAGCACTCTGTCACGAAATTTCTGATTTTTTAGCATCTCTTTCCACTTAGACGGTTGAAATTTTTCAAGAGTAAGATCAGCATACTCAAGCGAATACCATGCTCCGCTTTGCTTAAGGTGGTCAGAGCCTTTAACCGCCTCAAACCAACTATCCTCGTCCTGAATTCCTATGCTGTCGCCCCAAAGTATCTTGAAGGTGGCTTGCCTACCCTGAGTCCCAAAACGGCTCTTCTTGAGCGTCGCTTTCACCTCTGAGCCTATCCTAAATCCTCTTTCATCTAAGATATAGGAAGCCTTTGCTTTTCGACCTGTAAGCCAAATGCGAAGCGAATAAGAATATATCATAGCTTTGCCGCCAGGTGTCATATATGGTTCCACCATCGCCTGAGAAGGCGAACTGGTGATGTTTGTCTTAAGTTGGTTGAGTACAAGAAATGTAGACTGACTATTTGCAATAGGCACAGTTAATTTAGACATACCTTTTGCAAGAATACGAGCCTTAACAGCCATTGAAGACTGTGGGTTGAAGTCGCCCTCTACATCGCTAATAGCTGGCGTTAAGGCCAGGCTATCCCAGATAAACAACATTCTATTATCGTTGGTACCAAGAAGATCCTCAATGGTTTCAAGAACAAATTCAACATTCTGTGCCTGAACATACAAAAGATTTTCCAAATCACAGCCTGTGCGTTCAAGAAAGCCCGGGTCAATTGCGGACTCTGAATCGAAATAAATTACGTCAATGCCCATTTTTTGAGCGTTAGCAGCAATTTGTGCCGCCATATAACTTTTACCCGAAGATTCTAAGCCAGCAATTTCGACAACTTTTCCCATGGGTATACCAGCTAGCTGGCCACGACAAACAATTGAGTCTAACCAACGGGAACCAGTTGAAATCCACTCCTTTACTTCTGTTGGGTTTTCATCCTTTAAATTATGTGCAAGTGATATGCCGGCTTTTTTGTTAATCAAGTTACGCATATCTGATATAGAAAGTTTTCCTGCTTTCACTTTATTTTTTGTTCTTGCCATGTTCTCCTCTGTATATATGAAAAGGGCCCTGGTCAGACCTGGGAGGGACAATACGACCAGGGCCCCTTCTCTATTTGAGCACTATTATGAACTCAATAGATCTTTAAAAGCAGAATCTACTTCGGAAACATTTTCTGAATTAGACGTATACACTGTCTCTACAGAACTATCTTCTGTCTGATCTTCACTAGAAAGATACTCATCAAGCATCACCCCAACTTCTTCTGGGGTTTTGCGAGTGAACACTTTGTCAAACTCCGGAATGTTATCCAGCATCTCGCGCGAGCGCTCCCCATCATCACTGAGAGGCGTGGACTTGCGTCGAGGTGTGATAGATGTTTGAGGAAAGGATGCTCCCGCAGG